GAGGCAATGCAAACGTCGGTGGTGGTGATGGTAATGGTTTTGATTCTATAGCATTTCAGGAAGGGGTAGATACCGCGGTGTCAAATCCAACTGTTGGTAACCTTAGCGGCTTACTTAGTACATTAGGTGGAACAAATATCAACACAGAAGATGCACAATATCTTCTTAATTCAATGGTTGCTGAATTTGGAGAAGGTGTTGATGGATTACCCGATGATCCCGAATTGCGTTCTATATACACCGAACTTATGACAACTGCAGCAGGTTCAGCAGGAATTCCAATAACTGATTTAGGATTTACCGAATCAAACTCTACGCCAGAGTTAGATAGTATAACAGATAACACTGACAATGTAAAAAAAGTTGAAACTTTAACTGAAGAGTTAGAAACTGTAACAGAAGAACTAGATGTATTTGAATTAGACCCAGAAGTAGAAAAAGAAAGAATTAAAGAAAAAGAAAGATTAGAAGAAGAAAAACTAATCGAAGAAAACAACACTTCTCCGTTTGTTTTAGATACTGTGACAGTTCTGACTAATCCAGAAACAGGTGAAACGGAAACAAGAGTGCAAGTCAAACCTTCATTGATAGATCAACCTGTTATTATACCTAAACCTCCTGGTGCGTTACCTTCGCCTGCTATAGACAATGGAGACGGTACAATAACAGTACCAATTACAACAGCAACTGGTGATATAATAACAGTTAGTGAAGAAGTTTCTAAAGAGCTAAGAGCTGCAAATGATATATGGGCTGATGTAAGAAAAGCTATAGAAAACTTACCTCGTAAAGAAGTACAGGAAACTTTTGATTTTGGAGATGGAAATGTAGAAACGTTTACTGAATTGTATCTAGTTTGGGATGAATTTCCAGATATACCATATACAGACGCAAACGGTAATACACAAGTATTAACAGCAGAAGATTTAGGAATAACTTCATTTTCTGATAATCATGGTCTAACACCAGCTGTAATGAACAATTTTATAAGTCGTATAGGAAATATATTTCCGAACATAACAACAGCGAGAAGAAAACAATTAGATCCTGAAAATGCAGGTGGGCCATTGAGAACAGAGATAGGCTCACTTGACGTATTTACACCAATAGAAGAGGCTGAATGATATGAGTTTACAGAATGAAAATACAAACAACTTTGCTAAAAGTGTAAAAAGAGAGAGAAAACGTGGTGAGAACCCGGCTCTTAATGCTGTTAGTAGTGGTATATATCATGCTATAACTGTTGGTGGCAAGCCTGATCCCGAGGGACGTGGTAGAGTCGCAGCTTATATTCCTAAATTAGGAGGTGATCCTGATAACCCGTTATTTTTTCAGTATGCTTCGCCATTTGCTGGAGCTAATGCTAACGGTTCATATGGTTTCTTTTCTACGCCGCCCGATGCTGGTGTAACTATTATGGTATTCTTTGCTGACGATGGTGAACTAAGTGAAGGTTATTACTTTGCTGTGGCGCAAGAAGTACCTGACGTTGCTGCTGGTGGTGCAGCTGGCAAAGCAAAAGCTGACGGTACCGGTCAGGGTGAAGGAAGTTTTAAAAATCAACCTGCTGCTAAATCGAACCACATTGAATTATCTAAAGCACAAGGTAAAGATACTACTGTAATAGATAAGAAGATGGACTCTGACTCCAGAGCGGCAAGACGTAATGTAGGTACAGATTCAAAAGATATTGGTCTTTCTGATAAGCTAGATGGAAAAGACGGATTATTTCGTGTTAAAGAAGGAAAAGAAAAACCAGAAGACGAGGTTACTACTGGTAGAAATCAAAAGAATACTTCTAACAATAAGAACACAAAAACAAAGAGAAACGAAGAAGCAGAAAATCATCCAAGAAATATAAACACTGCTACTCAAGGTATATATGCTGATTCAATAAGAGGTCAAACTACAGCGAGTCCAACTCGTAACGCAAGTTATAAAGAACCTAAACCAAACTCTGTGTATGGTTGGAAAACACCTGGTTCAAATGCTATTACTATTGATGACGGTAGTGTAGGTGATGACGGTTTTGTACATCCAAATCAGATTAGAATACAAACAGGCAGCGGCGCAAGTGTCATCTTAGATGGTACAAACGATATGATTTATATGATTAATTCCACTGGTTCAGGTTGGGTTGAAATTGGCGCCGCAGGTGAAGTAATGGTATATGGGCAAGGCTCTATATCTATGAGAGCAGAAAAAGATTTCAACTTACGTGCTGACCAAAATATAAACATTGAAGCAGGAAATAATATTAACATGAAAGCAGGCAATGATTATCACATTAATGCTGATGACCAGTTTCATGTAAAAAGCGGTGGAACACAATTCTTCACTAGTGGTGGTGCAAATCATACAAATGTAAAAACAAATATGTATGTCACAACAGGTGGTATCTTACATTTGAATGGTCCAAAAGCAGCAATATCTCCTGGTATATCTACTGTATCACATGCTGATATTCAAAACTTAGAAACAACAAAAATAGACGAATCTGTATTATCTACAATGGTATCACATGAACCTATGCTTAGAAAGAAACCTGCTCCTGCTAATACCAGTAGTTCGAGTGATGGTGGTTCGACGGTAAACTCTGGTAGCATCCCTCCAGTAAAAGAAGATCCACTAAGTAAAATTAGAAATGATGAATCTGAACCGCCAGCAGAGCAACTTACTACTGATACATCTATAGAAGAGCAAACAGGTAACGGTTCTGGTTCTGTTAAATATATCAGTGGTTTCTCCAATCAAACAAGAAACAAACCAATTCAAAATAGACTGTTTAGTATACTAGAAAGAGCAGCAGAATCTGCAGGTGTCGATGTTGATATTTTCTCTGGAGGACAAGATCCAAAAGGCACGCCAGGTGGACGTAGAACTGGTAGTATAAGACATGATAATGGCTTTGCTGCTGATGTTTGGATTTATAGTAATGGTAAAAAACTAAGTTGTACTAGTAACTCTGATTTGCCTATTATGAAAAAATTCTGCCAAGCATGTTTCAGTGCAGGAGCAACAAGTATTGGTGTAGGTCCAGGTTATATGGGTAATGTAGGTATTCATGTTGATATCGCTCCATCATCGCCAGCAGCAATTTGGGGATCATCACATACTTCAGCAACAGCGCCAAGTTGGTTAAGACAAATAAGGACAGCGTAATATGATTTATGATAAACGAAAAGGATCATTGTTAAATTACATTCAGCTTCCGTTGAATGTTATAACACCTTACGGTACATATCTAGGTACTGGTTATGATATCAATGAACAACCTTCGTATACACTTTCGTATACACGTGTTAAAACATTCCCAGCAAATGAACTAGTATTCAGTAACATGAGCAAAGATGCTATTGTTAACGATGTTATACCTTCACTTGAAATAAGAAATGGTATGATAGGTTACAATTATGAAATACCTGATGTTGAATTTAAGTATGGATATATCACAGTTGCTTCACAGCGTGTAGACATTTCAGAACAAAAAGTAACAATTGATGCCGCAAAATTTATATTAGAAAAACAATTACGTGCTATTGGAAATGTACTTGAAAAGTTCGTAACACAACCGTTAGGTCAACCGCAATTCGATGCTTTGATACATTACTTCTACTACGAGGGGGTTGACAAAATAGAAAATCACAATATTATAAAATTAATCAATAGAGAGAAGTGGTTTGAAATAACAGATGAAATACAAACAAACATAAAAAGAGGCGACAAAACGGATGAACGTCTTGCCGCCCTAAGGATTGAAACTGCTAAAATGTGGAGTTATGTTCCTGGATTTTAATCAGTCGGTCTTTCGTCAATAACCTTATCTGCTAGTCCATAAGCTACTGCTTCATGTGCGCTCATAAAGTTATCACGTTCCATATCAGCTAATATTTGTTGGTATTGTTTATGTGTGCTGTTATGTTTGACATAGATTTCAGTTAAACTTTGTTTCATTTTCAGAATTTCTCTAACTTGAATTTCCATGTCAGTCGCTTGACCACCTGCACCACCGCTCGGTTGATGGATCATATGTCTTGCGTGTGGTAAAATATATCTTTTACCAGCAGCACCAGCTTGTGCTAGTAACGATCCCATAGAACATGCTTGCCCCATAACAGTAGTTGACACATCTGGTTTGACAAACTGCATAGTGTCATAGATCGCCATTCCCGCAGTTACTACGCCACCGGGAGAGTTGATGTAAAAATGTATATCCTTATCTGGGTTTTCACTTTCTAAGAATAGCATTTGTGCGCATAGTAAATCTGCTTGGTAATCATTAACTTCGCCTGTCAAAAAAATGACACGTTCTTTTAACAATCGGGAAAAGATATCATAACTGCGTTCACCGTTCGCAGTTTGGTCAACGACCATTGGTACAAGATTGGGCATTAAAAAGTCCTTGAGTTTGGTTTTACCATACTTTTAAAAGTATCTAGTTCTTGGTTAAGTTCTGCTATTCTTTTATATGCTGTTTGTAGCTGACCCTGTAATGTGAATACTTCATTTTCAAGAATTTTGATCTTTTCAGATGATGTATCCTCAAAAGGTTCCCAAAGAACATTACTACTAACCTCAACTCCATACTTGTCGAAGTTTATTAGATTAGATTCGAATTCTTCCAATGATATTGACGGGTAATCGTCATAGTCAAATTCGTACTGTACATCTACTTCATAGTTTGAATAGTCTAGTTCTTCTAAAAATTCTAGTTCAAGTTGTTTATGATGCATGTTCATCTCCTTCACGATGATATATTTAGTCTATACTAAAAAACTTTTGTTGTCAATATCTTTTTTCAAAAAGTTCGTAGTTTATATGCAGATAAATACTCTTAATCAAAAATAGAGAGAAAACTATGGCAATTAGATTCACAGGATTTAGTACAAAAAATAAAAAGGCAATCAACCACCGTCTTTTTGATAAAGACTTGGTGATCGAAGACTTAATGAATCATATTATGACTCGTAAGGGTGAACGTGTGATGATGCCTACTTATGGAAGTATTGTACATGATATGATTTTTGAACCATTAACACCAGATGTTAAGGGTATAATAAGACAAGATTTGACTGAAATTATAAATGAAGATCCTAGAGTGAATTTAGAAAGTATTATCATAGATGAATCAGAACATACATTAAACATTCAAATACTTGTTTCAATCATTCCAACAAGTGAAAAAGTTGAATTAACAGTTAATTTAGAAAGAGAATAATATGGGTCAGGAAAGAGTTGACAATTTATTTGCGGGCGAGAGTTGGAGTGCTGTTTATACAGCATTTACAAACATTAGTTTAAAAGCATATGACTTTGATACTATCAGAGAAGCATTACTATTATATGTACAGGAAACATATCCTGACAAATATAATGACTACATTGCTAGTTCAGAATTTATTGCTATCTTAGATATTGTTGCGTATTTAGGACATTCACTATCATTTAGACTTGATATGAATACCCGTGAAAACTTCTTAGATTTAGCAGAACGCCGTGAGTCTGTACTAAGACTAGCAAAAAATCTTGGCTATATTAAAACAAGACCTATCAATGCTCGTGGTTATATGAAAATCACAAGTGTTACTACATCACAAGATGTTACTGATAATGAAGGGAATTCTCTTGCTAATACTACTGTTAACTGGAATGATGCTAATGACGTTAACTGGTATGAAAACTTTATTACAATTTTAGACGCTTCTTTCACAAAGAATTCAAAAATTCAAGACCCTATTGCGAATATGACAGCGTTTGGTATAGAGAATAGTCTATACGAAATTAATGAAAACAGAATAGCTAAGAGTATTACTTACCCATTCTCAGCAAATGTAGCAGGTGCGAGTAGAAGATTTGAATCCGTACGTGCTGAATTTGACGGAGACAACGTAATAGAAGCAGAACCTATTCCTACTAAAAACTTTACAATTGTTAATAGAGATGACAATCTTGGTCCAGCTTCTGATAGAACAGGTTTCTTTATCTTCACAAAACTAGGCGAACTTGCTTTTGAAAATTTAAGTTATACAAAAAGACTATCTAATCGTGTTCAGATTTTAAACGATACGAATATTAGTAACTCAGATGTTTGGATTCAAAGATTAGATAATGAAAATAATTATGTTTCTAGTGTATCTGTTGTAGATAATGACAGTAGAGAAACAGCAATTTATAATTCTCTAAGAAACGGAAATGGTGATCTAGCTAGTGTCACAACTAACATAGATAACTCTATTCAAATCAACTGGCCTGACGGCATCTTTGGTAATGCTCCTTTTGGTAACTATCGTGTTTGGTATCGTAAAACAGACAATGAAAACTTTACTGTAAACGGAAATGATGTACCCGAAGCAAGTGTTACTATCCCGTATATTGGAGCAGATGGTAGAAATTATGCACTTACAGTTACGCTAACAACTACAAGAGATTTCTCCGAAAACTATGCCGGCGAAACTTTTGAAAGTGTAAGACGTATTGCTCCACGTGCTTATTATTCACAAGACAGAATGGTAAACGCACAAGACTATAATATTTTCCCACTAACACTTGGTACAAATGTTGTAGAAAAAGCAAAAGCAATTAACACAAGTTTTGCAGGTAATTCACGTTTCTTTGAAATGGATGATCCAACAGGACATCATTCAAATGTTTCTGTAACTGGTACAGATGGATCAGTTTATATTGATGATGATATCATTACAATGAACTTACCGTTCAACAGAGCAAACGGTAACAGTGATGACTTTATTCGTAATGTCATGTCAGAAGTTATCAAACATCCTAGTTTGATTAATCTTTACTTTTACAATTATATGTTTAATGTTGATAGTGTTATCACAACACCTAAATTAAACTTTAACGTAAGTCCAACAAATAAAAAAGTTATCGAAGTAATATCAACTGATACTGAATCTCAGACTGTATTGTATCCTGGAGATCATATTCTTACAGTTGGTACTGAAGAACTAGAAGAAACTTGGACAACAATATATGGAACTACAGTTTCAGAAACTGGTGATAGTATTGACACATTTATTATTAATGATATTATCCCAGAAATGTCTGGTAGTATATCTAAAGTTGTACGTGGTTACAGAACACGCTTTGAAGATATTGAAATTCAGAATATCAAACAAGAAAAAATTGAAGACTTATCAGTTGACTCTTTCAAAATTAAATACATCCCAGAACCAGATACAAATAAATGGGCATGGTATGTACATGATGATGTTACAGAACCTGAATTAATTGATGGTGAAGATGTTTTTATAACATTCACATATAAAGCAGGCGCAAGACAGAATGAAGCAGAGTATGTTGCTAAGTTTACAGGTAAGAAAGTTGTATTTGAGAGTGAAGACCAAGTTAAGTTCTTCTATAGTAACAACAAGTTTATTGTTGACAACGAAACTAATCTAATAGAACGTGACATTATACTTTTTAACTATTATAATACTATAACATCTGGTGGTCAAGCACAAACTACCGGCGAAGATATGATAGTTAATATCGGTACAGCACCAGTGACAAATGTTGTAGATAATAATGGAACTATAACATTCGACGGCGTATACAAAAATACAGGCGCTGAATTGACAAATGACTTTGTTGAAAATATGAATTGTTATAACCCAACATCTACACGACATGTATTAGTGTCACCTGTGGGCCTTGAATATCCAGTAACACCTACGTCACCAAGCAGTACTACAGTTATAGGTAACTCGCCATCTTACACGGTTTCTTATGAGTTAGACAATGCTTCTGAAATAGTTGGAACAGTTATTGATACCGGAGAGAATCCTGCTGTAGAAACTACAAATGAATATGTTTATTCTATAAATCCAGCAGTAATAAGTGAAGAAATCGATTCATGTACATCTGCCAAAAGTTATACAACAACATATAATGAAGTACAACTAACAGATAACTCTTTCAAAGGTAAAGTTAGTACACAGTATTTCAATCAAGCACAATCATCTAATAATTTTGTTTGGATTGATGAAAACCATCTACCAACAGGTGAAACATTAGACACCGCAGTTGCTCCAATGGTTGGTGTACAAACCGAATACTTCATTCAAAACAACGGTGGCGTATATACATTTACATTCCCAGATATGGTACAAGATGGTTGGACCATCGACAACCTAGACGGTGATATTAGATGGAAACAGTTTGCTTATGGAGAAGCAAACTTTTCTAGTACACAATCAATAACTGCAGATAACATCATCATTAAAGATCCTAGCGGTACTATTATAGACAATGCTCATACCGAATTTAGAAAAAATGGTAACGATCATAAAATTATATTCTGGACTATTAATCCAGGTATCGGATCAGTGCTAGATATATTCATAGCAGGTTCTGGTGATGCTGATTTAACAACATTCACGGTGCGTGTCGAAAGAACAGTTGAAGAAGTTTCTACAATACAAACAGCAGTTGAGACATATGATGAGATTGAAAGCTATATCTACGATGAGTTCATAACAAATGAAGGTTATGTGGACTATCATAAAGTAAAACTATATGCTTCTGACACATCACGTGATCCTCATGGTGTTCTACAAGTATTTGTTAACGTTGATAGTAGTAATTCTTTAAGTGACATAGGTGATGTTTCTATACTAGAATTTACACATATTGTACTTGAAACATATATGGTCGATGGTAAAACATATGAAAGAGTTTCTGATTCTGTAATAGCATATGATGAAAATACAAATGATGAAATACCAAAAACAGCACTAATACGTTTCTTAATTGAACCAACAGCTACAGACTTAGAAGATGGTATTTGGCAGAAGCGTGTCGCAGGTGTTTGGACAACAAACTTTGATTATGTTGATATCGCACCTGGTAAAATTGAATATGATGGTGTCAAGTACAGAGTAGTTAACGGTCGTTCATATGTAGAAGACAAATTTATGAGCTTC